GGCCGTGACATGTCCCAAAATGCTGCTGACCTTGCGGCGGACAAATTAATCGCTCAAGGCGTGCGTCCGGAATTAATTAACACAAACGTCGGGACCGTGGCTCGCTCTACTAAGGACCCAAAACAGATTCTTGGAGACGGGACCTACTCGGCAAGAAAGGCGTTTGACGCGTTTGAACAGGCAATGGCCCCCGGCAAAACAAACGAACCAGGCAAGGCCGGTTTACTTAACAGAATATTTGGTGAAAGTAAACCTGCGGGAGGCACGGATGAAGCGCAGGCGGCTGCAAACATCCTGCCTGAAAACGTAATAACAGCCTTTCAAAAGAACGAGCCAGTATATGATATTAACTCCCTGTATCCGCCCTTGCGCGAGTTGTTTAAGCCTGCTTCAATTAACGAATATCTGGCCAGTCTGCCCCCACGCGAGCTTGCCAACATCCGCTTTGAAGACGCGATCCGTGGTGGGTTAAAACTGGCCGAGCGCACCGCAGCATCTAACAACGTGTTCAATCGAATTAAAACGGGCAAGACAGTTGCAGACTCGGTGTTTTCAAACGGCGTAAGTGCTCCGCTTTTGCAAATCAAGGAGGGGCCGCTTGAAGGCTTTGCCTGGAAGCGCATTCAAAAGCGGGAGGCTACCGTGCCGGAAGGCGCGTATGTAGGCCATTCTGTACATGGGTACGAGTTGGGCGGCGCAACTTATACAAAAGAAAAGCGCGAGGGTTTTAACACAGGGCTCTATCAGATTTATACTCTACGTGACAACAGAAATAGACCTGTCAACACCGTTGAAGTAAAAATGCTGGATGAGTTTACACCTGTCGTGATGCAGGTCAAAGGCAACGGCCGCGCCACAGGCAACGTCCCGGCAGCAAAGTACGACCAGGCTATATTGGATTTCTTTGAGAAATACCTACGGCCTGCCAAAATACAGGAAGAGGATCAGTTCCTTACCCCACTGCTGCAGAAATACAAAGAAGGCGTAAACGCCAACTTCAAAATGCCCTAAGGAAAACACATGGCAATCGAAAAAGCAATGAACCGGATGCCCACCCTTGAGGTGGTGATAGGTGGCGGCATACCAGAGCCTTCGTCTGACATCGAAATCATCATTGAAGAGGATGGTGGTGCGACTGTGGAGATGGGCGAGCAGGACGCTGAAGAAGTGGACTTCTACGCCAACCTTGCCGAGGTCATTGAGCCAGACGTCTTGGCCAGAATCGGCTTGGATGTGTCGGCCATGTTTGAAGCGGACAAAGGCTCACGCTCCGATTGGGAGTCGATGTACGCCAAGGGTCTTGATCTGTTGGGCTTTCGCATGGAAGAGCGCACCAAGCCCTTCCGTGGCGCGTCGGGCGCGACCCATCCAATGTTGACCGAGGCCATTGTTCAGTTCCAGGCACAGGCCTTCAAGGAGCTGATGCCCGCCGGTGGCCCTGTTCGCTCGCAGATCATGGGCAAAGAGACTGTGGAAAAGTTCCAGCAGGCCGGCCGTGTGCAAGACTTCATGAACTACCAGATCACCACGGTGATGGAAGAGTACACGCCTGAGTTTGACCAGCAGCTTTTCTACACTGGCTACGGTGGCTCGACCTTCAAGAAGGTCTACTACGACTACCAACTGGGCCGCATGGTGTCAAAACTGTGCCTGGCGGACGATGTTTACATTCCGTACAACGGCTCAAGCGTCGTATCCCAATGCCCACGGCTCACGCACCGCATTGCAATGGACTCAAACGAGTACCGCAAGCGTGCTTTGGCAGGTGAGTACCTTGACGTATACCTGGACACCTATGCCTCCCCTGCCGATGCAAGCCAAATCCAGGAAGCCATTGACAAAGTCACAGGCATTCAGCCCACAGATGACATCGGAGAGGTGTTTTTGCTTGAGCAATTGGTGGATTTGGACCTCCAAGGCTTTGAAGACATGGACGAGGACGACGAACCGACCGGAATTAAGCGTCCATACGTGGTTACCCTTGCTGAAGACACGTTAAAAGTGGTCGGAATTCGTCGGAATTGGAAAGAAAACGACGAAAAGTGCAACCGCCGCAATTATTTTGTGCATTACGTGCTTGTCGAGGGCCCCGGTGCTTACGGCTTGGGCTTTGTGCACCTTATCGGAGGCCTTGGAAAGGCCGCTACGAGCGCCTTGCGCCAGTTGATTGACGCTGGCACGCTCGCCAACCTACCTGCAGGCTTCAAGGCCAAAGGAGCGCGGATCGCGGACGACTCAGACCCCATCCAGCCGGGTGAATGGCGAGACATTGACGCAGGTGGTGCAGAGCTTTCAGCGTCTTTGTTGCCTTTGCCGTACAAAGAGCCCAGCCAAGTGCTGTTTGCGCTCATGGGGTTCCTTGTGGACGCCGGCAAGCGCTTGTCCAGCACGGCAGACATGCAAGTTGGCGACGGCAACCAGTACGCACAGGTCGGAACGACCCTGGCGCTCTTGGAACGCGGCTCGATGGTCATGTCCAGCATCCACAAGCGCCTGCACTATGCGCAAACGCTGGAGTTCAGGTTGCTGTTTGAGGGTTTTGGCCAATACATGCCCGACGAGTACCCCTATGACGTGCCAGGGGCCAGCCGCAAGATCAAGAAGGCAGACTTTGACAGCATGGTGTCGGTGCAGCCCGTGGCTGACCCCAACATCTTCAGCTCTGCCCAGCGCATTCAGCTCGCTCAAATGCAGTTGCAGTTGGCCCAGAGCGCTCCGAACATGCACAACATGTACGAGGCGTATTACCGCATGTATTCAGCCTTGAACTTGCGTGACATTGACGGTGTGCTGTTGCCGCAAAACACCAACATGCCCCGTGACCCGGCGTCCGAGAACAGTGACGTCTTGAACGGCATGAAGCTCAAGGCCTTTGCCGGCCAACAACATGACGCGCACATTGCGTCCCACCTGATGATGGGCATGTCACCCATTCTGCAGGCCAATCCAACGTCTGCGGTTGAGTTGCAAAAGCACATACTTGACCACGTGCGCCTGCGCGCGGAAGAGGATATGGAAGTTGAGCTGTTCAAGCAGTATGGGACCGATCCAGACCGCCTGGTCTCTGCCATCCAGAAGGAAGGCATGGTCGCCATCAACATTGCCATGGGCATGAAGGAAGTGCGCGACATGCAGGAGAAGTTTGCGGGTGGTGAAGGCCCCGATCCGTTGGTCCAGATCAAGGAGAAGGAAATTGCCCAGCGTGCAGAGGCGGACAAGGCGCGCATCGGCATTGACCAAAAGCGCCTGGCCCTGGACGAGCAAAAGGCACAGCAGACCAACCAGATTAACCTGCAAAAACTGCAGTTGCAGCAGGCCAAGGCCAATCAATCCCAACAACCAGGAGGCCAGTATGCCGCTTAAAAAACCTAAACCTGCGCTTAGGGACAAGGGGCCCAAGGACGGAGTGCAGACTCCAAAGGGGGTCCAGGGTCCGTACAAGATTGTGAAGAAGAGAGACGGCAATCGCCCAGTTAAGATATACTAATTAAGTGAGTGCTATCAGACGGAGCCTTGTACCGTCTGCTTTTCATGGAAACACCATGCTTGAATTTGCAGAAGCAGTTCTGAGAGAGATCAGGAAACTCCAGGATCAATCCAAACAGATTGTCCTGAACGGAACCATCACAGACATGGAGCGGTATCGCTTCATGATGGGTCGCCTTGAGGGTTTGAGAATGGTTGAAGATTCCGTGAAAGAGTTGCTCAAAAAAGTCACGGATGATGCAGACGATTTTCTCAAATGAAAGGAAGACCATGGAAACCGTAGAGATACCTGAAATCAACATGACCGCTTTGGAGCGTAAATGGGCAGAGGAGGCAATAAACAAGCCGCCGGCCTTGGAAGACGCTTATACCGAGCTCGGGTTTGACCCCGAGAAGCTCGACCAAGCGGTTATCGACACCATTCCAAAACCTAGTGGGTGGCGCATTGCCATTCTCCCCTATCGCGGCGCAGAAAAGACCAAGGGCGGTATCGTCCTGGCCGAAGAAACGCAACGCAAGACCCAGCTCGCTACCACCTGTGGCTATGTCCTAAAAGTAGGCAACCTTGCCTATGCTGACCAGAGTAAATTCCCGACCGGACCGTGGTGCAAAGAGGGAGACTGGATCATCTTTGGCCGTTACGCTGGCGCGCGCATCCCAATCGACGGCGGTGAAATTCGTCTCATCAACGACGATGAGGTACTTGGAGTGGTCAACAGTCCTGAAGATATTCTGCACATGTAAAGGAGCAATGGCATGAATGAGCAACTTGAATTTAAGATAGGTGAGGACGAAAGTCCTGCCACCGTTGCAATCGGGGAGGACGGCGCTGCTGAAGTGTTGGACAAACCCCAAGCACCTCTGGTCGAGACCCAGTCACAGCAGTCCAATGGGGGCGAGCTTGACCAGTACAGCGAAGGTGTCAAGAAACGTATTGACAAACTAACCGCGCGCCTGCGCGAGACCCAGCGCCGTGAGCAGGCAGCCTTGGAATACGCCAAGAGCGTCCAGGCCCGTGCCACGCAGCTTGAGCAGCAGTACATGACGGTGGATGGCGAGCGCCTGGGCGAGGCCAATGGCCGTGTTCAGACGCAAGTGGTGGCTCTCAAGCAGATCATTCGTAAGGCCCGTGAAGAAGGTGACATTGACACCGAAACGGAAGCCCAGCAACGCCTGACTTCGCTCACCATGGAGCAAAGCCAAATCAATGTTGCTACTCAGCAACGCGAACAACAAGTCCAGCAATGGAATTACCAACAGCAAGTTGCCGCCCAGCAGGCTGCCCAGCAGCCTCAGGTGCAAGTGCAGCAGGAGGTTGACCCTCGAGTAGAGGACTGGGCCGAGCGAAACCCCTGGTACGGGCGCGACACTGCCATGACCCATGCAGCGTGGGGAATCCATCGCCAGTTGATTCAAAGCGAGGGATTTGACCCAAACAGCAATGAGTACTATGATGAGCTAGACAACCGCTTGAAGCAGACCTTCCCCCAGAGACTGGGTGGGGGTCAGCAGCAAGCGCAAACTAACAGGACCGCCAGAACCGTGCAAACGGTGGGACCTGCATCCCGATCATCGGGTATCAACAACGCACGCCGCACTGTCAAGTTGACCCCAAGTCAAGTTGCAATTGCCAAAAAGCTGGGTGTTCCTCTCGAGGAATATGCCAAGTACGTAAAGGAGTAAGACCATGTCAGACGTTAAATTGCCTACCCTCAATCGCACTTCTCGCGGGCTCGAATCCCGGGAGAAAGATGCGCGACGTAAGCCTTGGGCTCCCCCTTCACGACTGGATGCGCCACCTCCACCTCCTGGATATAAGCACCGTTGGATTCGGGCTGAAGTTGCGGGTAAAGACGACCGCACGAACATCTCTGGAAAGCTCCGCGAGGGGTATGAGCTGGTTCGTGGGGACGAGTACCCCGACTTTCATGTCCCAACAGTAGAAGACGGCCGACATGCTGGTGTTATCAGCGTGGGAGGCTTACTTCTTGCACGTATCCCGAATGAGACACTGGAAGAACGCAGTGCGTATTACCAAGGTCGAGCGAATGACCAATTACAGGCGGCGGACAACGAGTTGATGAAAGCGAATGCCCACAACAGCATGACCATTCAACGACCCACACGTCAGTCTCGCGTTTCTTTTGGCGGCTCTAACAAGAGCTAACAGAATTCACTTTTAAGGAAATGACAAATGGCTAATACTGACAAGGCTTTCGGCTTTCGTCCTATTGGCAATCTTTCTGCTACTGGTGCACAAAAACAGTACGGATATGAGATTGCTGATAACCAAGCTGGAACAATTTTCCAAGGCGACTTGGTTGCTCTTGCATCTGGTTTCATTACGAGGTTTCTCCCTGCTACACACACTGCTGCGGTAGGCGTGTTTAACGGTTGCAACTACATTGATCCCACCACAGGAAAACCCACGTTCAAGAACTTCTATCCAGGTTCTGTCAACATCACAGCAGGTAAAATTGTTGCCGATGTGATCGACGATCCTAGCCAGTTGTTTTTGGTTCAGTGTGATGCAGGTTTCGTTGCTGCGGATGTGGGCAAGAATGCAGACGTGATCGGTACAGGCGGAAGCACCACCACTGGTGTGTCCACCATGGAACTGAACTCTTCTACGCTTGCTACTACAGCCGCTTTGAACCTAAAGACGGTAGGTTTGTACAACGTCCCAAGTAACGAGTACGGCTCTTTTGCCGTGGTGGTAGTTAAGATCAACGAACACGTGTACGGTAGTGCCGGTGTTGCTGGTCAATAAGGAGAACATAAATGGCAATTTCACGTGCACAACTGGTGAAAGAGCTTGAGCCTGGTCTCAATGCTTTGTTCGGACTCGAGTACAAAAACTACGAGAATCAACACACCCAAATCTACGCCATCGAATCTTCTGACCGCGCGTTTGAAGAGGAAGTGATGGAATCGGGCTTTGGCGAAGCTCCCGTAAAGACTGAAGGCTCGGGCGTTTCATACGACCAGGCGCAAGAGGTCTACACGGCTCGCTACACCCACGAGACTATCGCTTTGGCGTTCTCGCTGACAGAAGAAGCTGTTGAAGATAACCTCTACGACCGCTTGTCTGCCCGCTACACCAAGGCTTTGGCTCGTTCCATGGCTCAGACCAAGCAGATCAAGGCTGCGGCTGTGCTCAACGGCGCTTTCACCACCTCCATCGGTGGCGACGGTGTTGTTCTGTGCGCAACCAACCACCCTACCCTGTCAGGTCCGAACCTGGCCAACACCCTGGCTACACCTGCCGACTTGTCCGAGACCTCCTTGGAACAGTCTTTGATCGACATTCAAGCGTTCACCGATGAGCGTGGTTTGAAGATTGCGGTGCAGGGCTTGAAGCTGATCATCCCTAAAGAGTTGCAGTTCACGGCTGACCGTATCCTCAAGTCCACACTGCGTGTGGGCACTGCGGACAACGACGTCAACGCGATCCTCAACATGGGCATGGTGCCTCAGGGCTACGTGGTCAACAACTTCCTGACCGATCCAGATGCGTACTTCATCAAGACTGACGCTCCTAACGGCATGAAAATGTTTGAGCGCGTTACCTTGAAGACTGGTTTTGAAGGCGACTTCGACACCGGCAACGTGCGCTACAAGGCCCGTGAACGCTACAGCTTCGGCTTCAGCGATCCCCGTGGCATATTTGGCTCACCTGGCGCTTAATAGGTTCAGTACGGTAGAGGTGACTGGCCTGCCACTAGGGCTCCTTCGGGAGCCCTTTTTATTTGTTGCGCCTCATTTTAAACCGTGATATATTGCAACTATTCCGGGGTCATCCGGTGTTCTGACAGTCCCGGCTGACGACATGCAGACAGAACACCCTCACTTGCATGTAAGGAAAAATCATGGCATCAACCACCTTCTCCGGCCCAGTCACGTCCACCAATGGTTTTGTTGGCAATCTTACGGGCAACGTCACAGGTAACGTCACAGGTAACGTCACAGGCAATATTGCAGGAACCGGCCGCGTCACGCATGCTACGACCGCCGCAATCAATGCCACTGC